GACAATTTCAACATGGCCATAAGGATATTCGAGTCTGGACTCATATAGGATTTGTTCTTTCATTTCCCCCATGAGTTCGATGTCATTGGACACAAAAGATAATCTACTATCGTTTATATCTCCACCTGAATTATTATTTGATTGAAATTTATATATCTTTTTCATTTATATTTCCTCCTCTAGGTATTTTTTTATTAATCCCCTAAGCACTACACTAGGGGTTTGGTAGTTTTCTTCACATTTAGAGTAGAAGTCATTTTTCAATGATTCCTCTATTCTAATTTGGATGTGGGTATTTCTTTCTTCTTGCTGAAAACATTCACAATCCCCACCTTCCGGGAATATATCTCCACATTTTTCACATATATTCCAACCATATGAATACAAAATTTTCTTTGCCTCTGCTTGTGTCATTTCCTCTCCATTGCTGTGCTCTATGCTTGTATCTACATCGCCATCTGGCGTGTATTCATTTGTCCAACCTTCTCTTGTGGCAAATATACTATCCTCTAGCTTTCTAAATATAAATTTCCTCATTTTTACTGCCTCCTTTTTTATTTTAGTGGGTAGATCGGCTCTACTCTAATTCTTTTGTGTATAGGTATGTCTTTCCTTCTGCATTGACTAGAGTATAGTCAATGACTGGAATTCCTTTGTCTGGGTTCCAAGATGTATTCTCTTTCAATACTTGTGGCTTTCCTGTTTCCTTCGCTATTTCTGCCAGTCTTTCAATTTCTTTTTCTTCTTCTGTTTTTTCGATTTCTTCTACTTCTTCCCTTTCTGTAGCTAATTCCTTTAGTTCTGCTACTGTAAGTTCGTAGTAGGTAAAATTTTCATCATAGTCTTTTGCATATTTTTTTAATCCTTCAAAGTCTATGTTTTCTATTTCTAATACTTCTAGCAATTCTTCATCTAGCTTTAATTCTTCTCCAAACCTTTTTTTGATGGCAATAATAGCATCTGGGCTTGAATATTTCTTTTTCATTTTTTCTATTTTGTCTCTTTTGTACCTTTCTTCTCTTTCTTTTTCTTCTCTTTCTTTTTCGTCGAAATATATGTCAATGATTTCTTGTTTGTGCTGCATTACAAAGGGTTTTAGTTCTGAACTTTTGATACCGACCTTGGCATCAGTTCTTTTACCTATTACCCTTATTTCATCTTTTTTTATTAGGTCTAAAATTTTATTTTTCATTTTGTTTCCTCCTTGTTTTTGTTTTCCTTACCTTCTGACTTCATTATATCATGGTATGTCATGACATGTCAATACTTATTTCAAATTATTTTAAATTATTTTAAACCTATGTACCCATTGATATTACTAGCCTACACCTATATTTGTCGGTATTTGTCGAAATGTTTTTTATTAATTTTAGGCATAAAAAAAGACCAGGATTTTTAGTCCTGGTCTACTCGACACTATTTAATTTTACTCGACACCTAAATTTTTCTTTGCTAAATTTAATTCTTGTACCGCTGCCTCTATAAGCACATCTAATTCTTGTATAGTTAAGTTTATTCCTTTAGATTGCAGAAATGTTATTACGTAATCTTTTTTTAGTTTACCTTTGCCTTTTTCTTTATATATCATTTCAGCAGCCTGTACTGCTACCTGTACCCAAAAATAAACTTCTTCCCTTTGTTCTTTATTTGTTTTAGACAAAATAAAAGGAACTATCAAATATGTCAAGATAGCCCCTAGCAATGGTATTAATACCTTTGCAATTACTTCTACATTCATTTACTTCCCCTCCCGTTTTATCTTGGATAAACTCCATAATTCCACTGTTGTAAAGCCAAACCAAGATACAATTAGTGTAGATGGCTCGTTTCCTACCTTCGTAAATACATAGAATATTCCTGCTGTAAAGATTGCATTTAGAAGTATTACTAAGACTACAATAAACTTGCTAAACCTGCCTTTTTTCTTATCTGCCTTCTGTTTCTTTATTAATTTTTCTAATTCCTTTGTATCTATATCATCCAATTTTGTCCACCAGCCTTTTTAAAACTATTGCCATTTCCTCCCTGGTGATTGGATCTTTGGGTCTTTTCCCATCTAAATAACCTTCCTTTTGTGCCCATGCCCACTCTTTTTCAGCCCATTTTGATGGTTTGTTTTTATCTTCCACAACCTTCCCTCCTTGCCTTAAAAGCATTAGTTCTTTGTTCACATTAAATTTGAACCTGTCCCACTCTTTCCAATTGTTCGCTGACATAATCCTCGGACAATTCTTACCCGACCAGTCATAGTGTCGCCTTAGCTTGTCTACTCCCCAGTTTCTTTCATGTAACATTTTTGCTACTAATTTTACTGCATTGTCTAATGTTTTTTCTCTATTTCCACTCTCACATATTTCTATACCTATAGATGTATTGTTGCCATTCCTATTTCCAGAGTGGTAAGCTATTTCATTTAAAGGTATAGCCTCTATTACCTCTCTTTCGTCTATTACTATATGCCAACTGGCTGTCCTGTTATTAGAAGGATTAGTAAGCCATCCTCTTTCGTTTCTAGCTGTAGAATTTGGATTTCCTGTAGAATGTATTGTTATTGTTGTTGGTTTCATTTTTGTTGCAGGTCTTTTGTCTTTAGATATAGGAATATGGTCTTTAATATAATTCAAATTATCCCTCCTATAGCCTTTGAATGTACCAAATAAAGAACCCAAGTAATGTACCTACCATCAAACCCATAAACCATCTCATAGTAACCACTAGTGATTTAATTTGCTCTATAAGGTTTTTTATTTCTGTTTCTGTAGACGATTTAAATTGTTCTAGTGCGTCAATGCGTTCTCCATGATTATTTAACCTTCTTTCATGAGTGTCGAATTTTTCATCTATTCTTTTATGTTTTTCCTTGCATATGTCTTCCATATAGCACCTCCATATCTAAAAGGGCATAAAAAACACACCCTTCTAGGTGTTATTTAGTTGAACATAATAATCCTTAGACGTCTTAAATATTTTCTATGCTCCCGTCTACTGTCGGTGTATCTCCCCAAATCATAAATATTACACTTTTATAAGGTTCTGGTACCTCGTTTTCCACTTGTCGCCTGCCATTTATGCTATTTTCATATGCTCTTCTCCATGGCTGACCTATTTCATACTCTATTTCATCTTGCACAATATAGTTTTGCTTTTTAATACTCACACTGTCTTGTGTAAGCATATCTAATGTTATTTTTTCTATCATTCCCTCACCTCCGATTACATAGCAACATAAGAAATTGAACCTCGTATGCTAGCATTGTTTTGTACTGCATTTGCATATACAAGACCTCCACTAGGCAGAACATTCAACTGTACAAAAACCCCTCCACCATAGCCTGTTATTTGCGTATCGTTTGCATTAAAAATTATACCACTCCCACGGCTAAATGATACTCCATAGTCTTGTTTATCAATCGTAAAAGGTAGCCCACTTATTCTCACCACACCTGACATATTAGAATCTTTTGAGGTCAATGCAATTTGAAACATACATATTACAAATTTTCCTATTTTATAATATGTTCCAACTTGAGTTGCGTAATCGTGCTCCCCTTCAACCTCGGCCCCTATTAATTTTGGTGTCCAAAGGCCTTGCTCTATTTCTAATCCATGCACTCCACCTACCTGTTGCACATTTTCCGTATTATGTGCCTCTAGGTCTTGTTGTAATGTTGATATATTATCAGCTAAACCCCCAACCTCTTCATCTAAAATATCCATATTATCATTTATATCTTCGACATTTACATAATTATTGAGTTCGGGTTTTTTCAAACCTAATTTCTCTGTAAATTTCAAATTAACTCACCTCTCTCCAAACTCTTAAATCATTCCAAGTCTTATCTGAACAATCTCCCCAAGTCATTTGACTTACAAATTCCCAAGGATTATAGGTAAAGATATATTTCAATCCTAAGTGTGCCGGAATAACTATGTCTAGTGCTTGTTTTAATCCTTCAATATTGTTAGGAATACCTTTAGTACCTATAAATTTAATTTCGTACATTCCATCTACTTCGGTGGGATTTACTTCGACTTCCCCATTAGAATAAGCCTGCGCTACTGCTTTTATTGTGTCTTCTGTAGTTTGGTCGAATGACGCTCTGTACCTGCTTGATATTTGTTCTCTTCTTTGGTCATATTGCAAATCTTTTCTAGTTTGAATTCCTAAATCTTTTTCGTATATGTGTAGCATTTCTATAGCTGTATTTAATAGCATATTTCTATCTACTACATCAAGGGATTGTTCAAGCCTTCTAAACTCTTTATCATAGGCATTTAGGATTTCATCAAAGACAATAGATTTTCTTTCATACCAAGGCAAATAATCAAGCATTGCACTCTTATAATCTCTTTTAGATACCACAATATTTACTATCATTTCAGTAATAGTTCTCATTACCGTTGGAGAAAACTCTACTCTAACACCTTGGACTTCTAATTCTGTTATGACTTCATTAACTGTTTTAGAATAGTCTACCTTAACCCCTTGAGATTGCTGTTCTGTTATAACTTCTGCTAATGTAGTTCTAAAACACATCCATTGATGAATAGATAAATCTTCCCAGGTATAGATATTGACTTGTCCCCATTGTTGCTCTTGTATCGGATACATTTACATCACCTTAACCTTATAATTAGGTAGTTTTTGGGTATCTTGTATTGACTTGAAACATCAATAGTTTTTATAAATTCAGCTGGAGATTTAAATAGTAAATTTCCTTCTGCATCAAATATTCCTATGTGAGTAATTGCTCCCCAGCTTTCTGTTGCGATTGGGAATAGAATATCTGCATTATTGGAAGTTTGCCCTTCGCTTGGAGCTGTAAAGGTAACTGATTGTCTTTTATAACTAGCTGTAGATATTTCATTTTCTTCATTAAAAAGACCTACATAAACTCCTTGTAGATTCTCGCTTAATACTTTGTTTTTTAGATATACTGTCATATGATTCATTCAATCACCCCCATTATGGCTACTTCTTCATTTTCAACAGGTATATTTGCTATACCACTGTTAATTAGCAAATCTGAATAATCCAGCACACCATCTGTATCTAAAATAATACTTCCTATCTGTGCATAAGATACGTAATCAGCCTTAAATGCTATGGATTTTAGGTATTCTGATATGTTTTTAGATATGTTTTCTTTTACTTGTAATTCCTCATAGCCTTCCGCCAATACTAAAGTAACCGATATATTTATCGTTACCGGCGTAGCACTTATAACTGTTACATTAGCACCAAAGGGCCTTTCTCCTTCTATATGATTAAATACTCTATCTACCAAATCTTCACTTGCTGGTTGGCTGTTGGAATCAATTATTACTACTTTTACAGTTAGAGGGCCATTCCATCTTGGTACTACCCTAACTCCACCAACTCCTACAACTTCCTTAGCCCATTGTTCATAGTGATATTTGTTACCTGCCTTTGCTGGTCTTTGGAGTTTCTCATAATATCTACTTCTCAATTCTGCATCGGTTTCAGCTTCATAGCCATTAGTTACTGGATTAGGATTGTGAACATCAACTAATCCTGCAATAGATACTGGAAATCTATTTATACTATTGGCTGGCACATTTCCTATACTCCCATATTCTTCACATTCGACTAATACTGTTATTTGCCCAGTATTGTTGATAGTTTTATCCTCTATAGATACAAAATTTACTGTATCAGCTCCTACTAAATCACCTTTGCCTATTTTAGCACCTTCAGCGCCTGATATAATTACTACTGTAGTTGCTTTTGTAGCCGGTTTTCTTTTTGTTCCAGTATGTTGGTATACATACCTTTCTAGTTCTTCACCGACTAGATTTTCTACATCTAATTTATCAGCTACTTCTTGTATTTCCATATACATCAAAGCAAATTCAATTGCTGCTGGTGATAGTGCGTCATGAACTAATGAGTTTTGAGTTTTATCTGTTGTATTTTTAATATTGCTAAGCATATCCTGTTTAATTTCTTCTTCACTTCTATACACGAATTTCCACCTCCCCATAAGGAGTTATTGCTGTAAATTCTATTGTTAATATTCCTTCATCAAAGCTTACTTCAACATTTCTTACATCTGTTACATAGTCCTTCAAGTTGTACTCTATAGTCTCTCTAACATATCTTTCTGCCTCACTGTTAAGGTAGCCTTGGGTGTATCCCTGCCCTATTAAATCTTCTAATTCACTTCCATAATCCCAGTCAAATATTACTTCTCTATATCTTGTAGTCATAAATAGTTTCCAAAGCCAAATTTTAATTGCTTCTTTACCTTCTACCAGATACATTTTCCCATCTTTTAATTTAAAGTCTAGCTTTTCGAAATCCCAGTCCCATTCTTTAGCCATAGGTAACTCTGTTTCTTCTGTTTCAATTTCTTGAGGATCCATAAAAGGAAATATACTATCCATTTTTATGATACCTCCTTTAGTCTTGCTAATATGATATATAATTGTTTATCTTCTACGGGTATTACTGCAAGTAGTTCGCCTTTTTTTAGTGTATCTGTGTATTTTATATAATTTATATTTCCCCAGGTTGCCCTATCACTAGATGTCTGGTATTCTCTTATATAATTTTCTTCTTTTAAGAGATAATCAGCTATCAATATATTTTCTTTGTCTATTGGTAGATCATTTACCATTATAATTAAATTTGGTGGTGGCTCTATTACTTCTCCAATCTGTATTGAAGGAGGGTTAGATGCTCCTTGCTTTTTCATTATTTCTATCATTTTAGAATATGGATTCTCTTTCATCTATTTCCCCCCTTAAAAATATCCTGATTTATTATCGTCTTTCTTTTTTCCACTTGATTTCTTACTACCTGTTTTCTTACTCTCTGGTGTTTCCCCACCTTCTTGAATGTCCATCATATTTTTATATGCCAATCCTAAACTCATAGTGTGTTGTCCATTAGCAAAGGTATGCTCGTCATTGTCTATATAAAATAAACCACTTAAACCAGTGTAGGGTTCTTTTATAACTACTGCATTACCTGCTATACATTCTACATCTCCTATTGCCTCAATCTCTGCTGTTCTCTCAACTCCTCGCAACATCCCCTTTGCTCTTGACTGGGCATCATGACCTTTTTCTTTTTTGTATATGTCTTGAAGTGCTCCAGGAATACCATTTAAAGTTACTTCTCCAATGCATTTACCATTTTCATCATACATTTTTACTTTATTAATACTATTTTCAATACTTTCGCTATAAGTGGAGTTTATTATTGTAGTTTTAGCATCTAATACAAATTTAGTTATTGTACTTCCTTTTTCTATTACACTTAGCTTTCCTTTATCCATCCTAGGCATATATAATTTACCTGATTTATTGCTTTCAATCGTGTATGCAGTCATTATAATGTTATATATTACCTCTGCGTCAAATAATCTATTTAATGGTCTTCCGCCTGCCAATCTGCCTATAGGAATGCCAAAATCGCCACATACCTTTGATGTTATTGCCTGTGGTGTCATGTTTTTGAAATTATACGTTCCTTTGGATTTAAGCAAATAAATAAGCCTATCATAGGCAGTTACTTGCATTTCATTGCCATTCATAGACTTTTCTTTGTAAAATACATATCCTTGGAATAATTCTTTTCCCTTATCATCAATTAAAGCTACCATATCTCCCATTTTGAGTGTTATTCTTGGCAAATATGCGTCATGTGGATGTACTGCTATGCCAAATTCTAACTTTCTTGCTGCCTGTTTATAATCTCCACCCCAACGGATAGAAGTTACTATTTCAGTTATATCTTTTCCTTGGTGATACACTTTTACCATAATGACATCACCGGCATATTATTACCTGCAGGGTTCTTTTTTAATTGCTCCTTATTTTTATTTATAATCTTCTTAGCATTAGCACTATTCCCTGTGGTCTTTTTTGCTATAGTAATAGGATTGTCATTTTTCTTTTTAGTGTATGTTTTTGGGATTTCCTTTGCTGGTCTTTTATGGTTTTGAACGTATCCATGGGATTCACTTGTTTGTTTTACTCCTAAGAATTTATATTCAGCTAATTCCAAGGTATAATATACATCACCAGTGCCATCTTTTTCTCCCCAGTAGAAATTCTCTATTGCCATAGGTAGATTTATAGGTGTTTCTGTTATTATTATCCTTATAGGCTTACCTGATAATCTCCAATTTTCTATTATCTCTACACATTCATAAGGTTTTGGGAACCCAGTATACTCTACAAAATAATAATCCTGGGCTGGGAAAAATGTTTCTATTGTTATTTCTTTTAGATCCGATTTACCAATTAAATTTATATTTCCTATTTCATTTATATTAACTCTTGTATTTAGATTACCTACTTCCACTCCAAAACTAGGAGGTAGAATAGGTAATCTTAATCTTTCTTTATTGTTTTGCCAACTTAGCCATATCTCCATATTCTACCTCCTTATGGTGTATTAACACTTACTTTCATAAGCTTACCTACAATTACATTTGCTATTTTATCTATGTCAGATTCTTCTCTTACATTAAAAGTATTGCCTGTAACTAGTACACTAGCTTTATTAGTCGTTTCACTTCTGCCTTGTTCTCTAGCCATTTGGATTGATTTATCGTGAGGATATACCCTTGAACCTCTAGGTAGGTCTAATATTTCTCCACCTTTTTCGTGGACTTGTGCTATTCCACCTTGCCAATAGTTAGTTCCTTTTGCCAGTTTAGGTATTAATGGTATATTTACACCTTTTCCGCCTATACCAGGTACCCAATCAGGTAATTTAACTTTATTTAATCCGCCTATTACTCCATTTATTAAGCCTATAATTCGATTTAATGGTGCTTTTGCTAATGCCACTAACCCTTGGAATATCCCTCCAAATATGTCTTGTACTCCTTGCCA